TCAGACGAAGTTGCGTGCGGGCCACCCGGGCCGTTTCCGCGAACCAGTCGCGCATGAACTGCGGGGTTCCGTAATCCGACCGCGTCGCTCGCATCGCGCGTTCCGCGTCCAGCGCCACTTGGCGCAGGAGGGACTCCGGTGCGGACTTCACGTCGGGGTACTGCGTGTAGAAGGCTTGGCGCAGCGTCTCCAGTTCCGCGGCTTGCGAGGCGCGCGCATCGTATTCCGAGAGAGCCACGTCCGCGTACGCGCGCCGGGAGGCCGCGTCCTGCTGGCTGGCCCACGCGACCGCGCGCACCAGGCGCAGCGTGTCGCCCTGCGGATCGCCCACCGCGAGCAGTTGCAGTTCGTTGTTCACCGCGGCGAGGGCTTCCGACAGTTCGGTGGGGCGCGGCGCGGCGCCGGTCGCGGCCGGGCTCGGCGTGGCTTCGCGCTCCCGCCACGCGGCCTGGAGCAGACGCTCCAGCCGGTCGGCGGCATCGGCCGCGCGCTGGCGCTCGGTCTCGGCCCGCGTGCGCGCGGTTTCGGCTTCGCCGTACGCGGTCTCCAGGGCCTCGGGCGACTCAAAGCGACCGGCCCACTTCTTCGGGCCGGGCGCCTCGGGCGCGGCCGGTGCCGGGGCGCGGGGCTCGCGGCGCGGCGCGCGCGGCGTCTCGGGTTTCGCGGGCTCGTCCGGTTCGGGCGCGGTGCCGACCTGGTCGCGCATCCGCGTCCACATCGACTCCTCGGGCACCGACCGTTCGTCGAGGGTGGCCTCCGGGGCCGGCGACGGGGGCGTCTCCGGGGCGACCGGGGGCGGCGCCTCGGGCGCGACCGCGGGCGCGGACTCAGGCGTCGGGGAAGAAACTGTGTCGTCGGCCATGCTCGGTCTCCTGCTGCGACTTCACCATCGCCTCACGGTCTTCCAGGGCCTTCTTCAACGCGGTCGGACGATACCGCAGCCACTCGATCGCGTCCAGTTCAGCCCGCAGGGCTTCGGTCTCCAGCGCGCCGAGCCCGCGTTGCCGCAGGGCCTGTGCGACGTGCTTCGCGTGCGTTTTCAGCACGCGATCCAGCACGGCCCACTCCGGGTACTGCGACAGCCGTTCCAGCGCGCTCGCATCACTCAGCAACTGCTCGGCGCGCGCGCGCTCGTCGTCCTCGGCCCGGCGCCGCGCGATCTCGGCCGCGACAGCCGGGTCCACGTCGAACTCGCGCGTGGGGTTCACGCCGGCACCAGATTCCCGTTCTGAACCTGCTGCATCACGTCGTTGTCGGGCATCACGCGCGGACGCATCGGCCCCTGCTGCGGGGGCATCCCCGGCGGCGTCCCACCCCCCGCGCCCGGCATCCCCACCGATGGCGCGCCCGGCATCGGCACCGTGCCCTCGGCCATCGGCATCTCACGCACGTAGTCGTCGATGTTGGTGATGCCGGCCAGGCGCGCGACCGGTTCGAACAATTTCACCAGATCGAAGCGTTGCCGCAGTTCCGGTTCCTTCGCGACGGCCATGAAGATCTCGCGCAGCGCCATCAGCATCTTCTCGTCCTGGCGCACCACCATGTCCGGTTGGCTGTAGGTGAACTGGCCCTGTACCTCGTCCGGTCCCACGCGAAGGAACCGCGTGTCAGCCATCAGGCCCAGCGCGCGCGGGTACGTGCCCAGCACTTGAATCCACCGGTCCTCGGACATGAATTGCTGGATGTTGGAGATGCGCTGATGCGTGACGCGCGTCATGCCCTGCAACCACGCCATTTGCGCTTCCAATTTCAGGCGCCCCTGCGCGGCCGAGACGGCCATCTGCTGCTCGCCCAGCGTGCGGTCGCCGGCCATCAGGATGCCCTGGAGATTCTCGGGCGCGGCGGCAACCCTCTGGATCATGTTGATGACGCTGTCCATGTCCTGAAAGTGCGACTTCGTCACGTCGACCACCGGGAACTGCTTGAGCGCGGCCTCCAGGGCGCCGGGCTTGCCCCACGCTTCGCGACGCAGGCGCGCGAAGAGCCCCGGCTGCGGCTGCAAGAGGTCCGCGATCTCGACGAGCGACGGGTCGACCAGGAACTGGTTGTTCAAGGTCTTCCGCACGTTGGCCGCGTGCGAGTTCCACAACCAGGACAGGTAGTCCTGCAAGTCCTCGATGTGCTCGACGACGCCCGGGGTCGAGTACACGTGCTGATCGGGCGTGAGTTCGATCACGGCCGCTGGCAGTTCGTCGTGGTCGTACTCGTAGGGCTTCGCGCGGATGATCACCGCGTCGTTCGCGACGACGACGACGTACTTCTGGGGCGCGGTCTCCCCGGACAGTTCGTAGGTCTTCGGGACCACGCGCATGACGAAGACGTCGACGTCCACGGTGCCGCCGTCCTGGCCCTGCTGGGAGTCGACGCCCACGGACGAGAGCCACGCGCCCAGCGCGGGACCACTGGAGGCGACCGCGGGCTGGCCGGATGACCCGATCGTGCGGCCAAAGGTGTCGTTCGCGAACCCGCTCCGCGACGCGCGCCGGCCCTTCGGGATGTCCTCCACGTTCGCGTACTGCCCGTCGCGCTGCATCAGGAGGAGTTCGTTGTAGTGGCGCTGCACGCGGTAGCCCACGTACTCACCCTTGTGGGCCTTGCCGATCGGCACGCGCGGGTCCGGGTAGAACGTGAACGGGTCCACCGGTTCCAGCCGGTTCCCCTCGTAGCGCACGCGATCCTTCCAGACCTTCTTGGTGCCCATCGGCAGCGAGATGCCGAGCAGGGGCAGATCGATCGTCTGCGGTTCCTCGACGTACTGGCGCGTGGCGTCGCGCACCCAGTTCGTCCAGACGATGCCCACCCCGTAGCGGCGCCGATCGAGCAGCCACTGGTACAGGGAGAGGGACATCTTATCGCCACTCCACTCATGCTGGAGCACCTGTTCCATGACCTTCGCCGGCTTCACGTCCTCGGGGCTGACGCCATCCAACGGCACGATCGGCGTGCGCTGCGTGAACGCCGTCATCTCCCACGCGAGTTGGGTCTGCACGATCGCGAACGTGAGCGGCACCACGATGTCCCGCGCCCACGGGTAGAGCCGCTTGCCGTCCTTGTCGACCTGGCTCGGATCGACGTAGTGCCGGTAGATGCGATCGGCCGCTTTCCATGAGGGATGCAGCCGGCTCATCGCCTGCTCGGACGCCTGCCGGCGCGACCGCACCAACGCGAGCAGGCGCCCGTGGCCGGTCGACGACACCGGCGGCGCAGCCTGCGTCCCGCGCGCGGCCCACGTTACCGCCATCGCGCGTCCCCGTTCCGGTGCGAGGGATAACTCGCGACCGCGTGCGCGAACTCCAGGGGCTCTAGGCTCGGCCGCATCACGTCGACCGGCGACAGGCTCGCCGAGTCCAGCATCGCGACCCCGTACGTCAACCCGTCCGCTAAATGGGACGCCCAGTTCTTCTCGGGCAGATCGTGGTAGCGCGCCTGCGGCCCCGGCAGGGGCTTGTAGTGGTACGCCGAGCGCAGCGCGTCCTTCAGCCGCGGACAGCCGGGATCGAGCAGGAACGCACCCGGGGGCTCGCCCGGCGCCGCGTTCGGCATCATGCCCATCAACGCCCGGCGCAGGGGCTCATGGCGCTCGGTCAGCGTGCGCGGCCCGGGGCGCAGATGAATCCCGCACGCCCGGCGCAGGATGTCCGCGCAGGATTGCGTGTCGTTCGCGCGCCGGTCGAACGCCGCCGGATCGGCGAAGTCCACGATCTCGGTCGCGCCCGGGAATTCTTCGGCTGTCTTCGCGAGCACGGCCTGGCCGGCTGCTTCGATCGAGCCGTCGCTCAAGAACTCCGCGAGCACGTGGATGCGCGCGAGCCCGTCGTACTCGGTGCCGTGATGGCCCAACGCCTTCAGATGCACGCGCTGCAACCAGACCACGCCCACCGGCCCCGGAATGTCCCACCCGCGCACCAGCACGCGGTTCGGCGCGTACGCCAGCGCGCGCGTCGCGGCGTGATACCGGTCCTGGTACTCGGGGAACACGGGCTTGCCCGCGTACGCCCCAAAGTCCATGCCGTACTCGCGCAGGAACTCGTAGGGGGGCATCGTCGCGCGCTGCGCGTCCCACCACGCCTGCGAGTCCTTCGCGGGATCACTCTGGACGCCGACCGCCATCACGCGGGCGCCGGCTGCGACGTCCCACTGCCACACGCCGCGCGTGATCTCGTCCGCATCCGGCGGCACGATGGCCGGCACGTGCGTGACGGGGTCGCTCATCGGCCGAACACCTTCCGCGCCATCGAGGGCTCGCCCTCGGGCTCGGCCTCGGCCGGCGCCTCCTGCGACCGGCGCACCGCGTTCGCGATGATCGCGGCCCCGGCGCCGCCGGCCATCAACAGTTTCGTCACCAGTTCAGCCTGCCCGTCCTCGTTCAGCCGAGTCCAGCCGGGGATCTTCGCGAACTCATCGGGGCGCCGACGAATCGCGTTCACGATCATGTCAGCCATCGAGACCTCTTCGGTGGGACCGCGCTGCCCGCGCTTGCCGTACCACTGGCCGGCCTGGAACTGCCCGGCCTCGATGCCCATCCCCTTCGCGCGCTCGCGCCCCTCATGCGTCGTCAGCATGCGCCGCACGTCCGTCTCCAGGTCGCGCCCCGTCGTGGGCCGCATCACGCCTTTCTTCGGGTCGAAGCGTTCCGGCAACGTGGCCGCGTACGGCCCGTAGTGGATGTCCCACATGTGCCGGTCCATCACGTACGCGGACGGGTCGCGCACCATCGGGTACTTGGTCGGGTCGCCGCCCATCGCGAACCCGTAGGGTGTGATCTTCGGCCCCGACGGGAAGCCCCCCTGGCGGATCGATTCGAACTGCGCCAGCATCGCGTTCCGCAGCTTCGCGTCCACCGCATAGGCCTTGCCCGTCTTCGGATCTTTCGCGACCTCGAAAATGTCGTGACTGAGCGGCCGGCCCATCTTCTCCCGCAGGAACGCTTCCAGGCCGAGTTCGGCCTGCGCGCGCGGCTCGGAGCCCAGCGCGCCAGAGGTCTGGTACTTCATCGCCTGCTGCACGTCGCGCGGATCTTGGAGGCGCCGCTCAAACACCGGCGGGATGTCGTGGTAAAAGTTCTGGCCGTACTTGCCCTGCTCGTAGAGTTTCTCGCTCTGACTGAAATCCGGCCGCACCGTGCCGGGCTTCTTCAGGATGTCCTCGATGAGTTGCTGCTCCTCGGGCGTGAACTCGCCGGGATGCAGCACGGCGCGACCGGCACTCGGGCGCAGCCCCTTCGCGGGCTTCGCCTCCTGCACCGCACGCTCGGCGGCCGCGAGGTTCGCGGACGCGGCGCGGGTCTCTTCCTTCCCGCTCTTCGTCCCGTAGCCCAGGCGACTCTTGCCGGCCTCGACGAGGGGCTCCCGCACCCAGCCGAGTTTCGCGAGTTCGCGCAGCACCGGCCCCACCCCCTGCGTCGCGGCCTTGCCCACGTGGTAGAGGGCTTTCCCGCCGCCGCTGACGAGCGGTTCCACCGGGCCGGCCATGCGCTCCAGTTCGGGCTCGGCGCCGGCCTCGGAGCGGAGCGCCGCGCGCTGGGACGCCGTGATCGTGGGCTGACTGCCGCGCACCAGATCGGCCGCGCTCGGCCCCGGGTACGCGGGGCGCGGCACGTCCTGCGTGTACATCGAGGGCGCGCGCAGGTCGAAGGGCGCACGCGGGGCAGGCCCCGGCGGCACCGGCCCCGTCGCGTTCGGCCGGGGCGCAACGGGCTCGACGCCCTGCGTGTCCCGCAGCCACTGCGCGATCAACGGGATCAGCCCGGCTTGACTCACGCGGGGGTCGTCTCCCGCCAGCGCATGCCGCTGAAACTCCACCAGTAGTTCTGGTCGAACTGCTTGCCACCCTCCAGCCAGGCGTTGCGCGACCCGTACAACAGCGCGTCGAAGCGGTCGCGGTGCACCGTCTCCCCGGTCTGCTGCCACAGCCAGCCGTACACCGGCGCGATGATCAGGTTGAGATCCGGGGCGCCCTCCTCGACGTACCCTTCGGGGCTGATGGGGTTCAGTTGGTAGCGCATCGCCTGGGTGGGGGCGTGATACGCCTCGGTCCACATCCACTCCCCCAGTTCGACGAGGGCCGGGAGACAGCGCGCGTCCTGCGTCTCCTCCCAGTCCGCGATGAGGGCCTGCGCGGTGATCGCGGCCATGAACGGGGAGATCTGATCGGTCCCCCAGTGCGCTGTGTCGTACCACTGCGCGAAGTACGTGTGGCTGACGTCCACCCACTCGGCGCGGATGTCCCGCTTCGGTTCCCCCAACGCCTCCGCGTTGATGAAGCCCAGGATGGCGTACGCGATCTCGCGGCTCGTCCCGTGCGAGACGATGTACGTGCGATCCGTCGCGTCCGACGCGAAGGACGCCGTGCTCGACAGCGTGATCGCCCATTCCTTGGACAGCGCGTCCCCCGTGCGCTCGAAATCCATGCGGAGGCCGTGCGTGAAGTTGTAGTAGCCCGGCACCCCGCCAGCATTGGGGATGATGTAGGTGTCCCGAAACCACCTCATCGCTTCCTTCGCGTAGGTGTTCCAGGGCTCAGGCTCGCCTGTGTAGTCCGCGATCTGGTACATGACGCGCGCCATGTCGTAATAGACAAAGCCCAGCTTCTGATCGGGCGTGTCGTTGGGATGCGTCAGCAGGTACTCCCCGTGCCGGCGCCCGTACTCCACCATGTTGATTTCCCACTGGGCCTTGTCGACCGCGCCCGGCGCGAGCACCGGCGGGACGTACGGATCGCCCCAGACGGGAAACGGGAACGGCGCCGGCTCGCCCGTGGGCGGCGGGTCGATCGGCGGGGCCGGGTCGC